TGACTGCGGCCATCTGGGGTGTGGTAGGCGCCCACGTACCTGGGGGGATTAGTACCGTCCCCCCGCCCGCCGCCTGCGCCGCGTCCACGGCAGCCTGCAGAGTGGCACAGATGTTGGCGGATGTGAGCGTCACACCCCCCGGTGTGTGATTGGCCAGGGGGTAGGTGCCAGACTCCTCGATCCCGACTGTCGCAGCCGGTGACAGCGCATCTAGCTCGGACTCGAGACGGATCAGCCAAGCCCTAGTAGTTTCGCGGAAATAGCTCATGCTGGGTCCAGCTTCACGCCAAAGTCTCTGCGCACGATAGCGTACATGCGGGTCTTGACCTCAGCGGGTAAGACTGAGTGCAGATAGGCCGCGAATAGGAGTGCAGGCATAGTGGAGCACCCAGTATACCCTGTGGGGTTAGTGGCGAACAGGCTTACCCTGTCCAAGTCTGTGTCCATGGTGCCTGTGGTGCTAGATGATGTCTCCACCCCGTTCACGCCCAGTGTGTGTGTACCACCCCCGGTGACCGCGTAGACCAGTGTGGGTGCACCTAATACGCGAGTAGCAGCTGGACTCAGTATAGACCCGGCAGACGGGCCTAGTACGTAGCTATACCACTTGGTGGCCACGTTCCCGTCATCGCAGCCGACGCGAACTTCACGCGTATTGGCCGCATTGGCCAATGAAATCACTGGGTTACTTCCTGCGCCCCCGCCCGACGCAGGCATAGCAGCTACGACCAACACACCTACGGTACCGCCAGACCCCGAGGGTGAGGCCATAGTACCGGCAGCATATGTGAGCGCTGTAGTGGGTCTTAGCCTACCTGTCGGGTATCGGACGTCGCACGCCGTGTCTCGCGTCAGTGCGTTACCCACGTTGTATGTAAGTGTCTGACCACGCCACCCCTGTAGGTCGATAGTGGGTGTGAGGTGTAGTGCCTCCGACTGCGCATCCCAGATGTCTGTCGCATAGGGCCACAGGAGAGCGTGCAGGTCATCCGCCGCCCCCTCTAGCACCACATTTTTCCACGCGGCCCCTGTGTAATAGCGTGGGCATAAATATGTGGTCGACTGCAGTAGTGCCCCCGCGTACACAGCAGGTTCAGCCCCCGTGGCATACCCCACTAGCTGCACCCCGCCCCCCGACCGTGAGGTCACAGAGGTGTAGGCAGACAGCCGCGCTTTGGATGTAGCATCTAGTGAGTATTTGCCTGGCTGCGCCTCGGGTGTGGCTGCCGACCCGTTGAACGTGACGTAAGGCCCACCGGTCGCGGCCAGTATCGTAGTGGCATTATCCATGCCAGCTACATCTACGTGTAGGGTGTTGTATACCTCCGCCACGATGAACACGGTGTGGGTAGCATTAGATGTTCCGGTTACACGTAGTGTGTTGGCGGACACACTCGGCTGCTCTGCCCTAATGTATGTGGTGTATGTACCCTCTGTATACAGGCCGGAGAATGTAATGTCACACCCGCCCACCCCCGCCAGGACGATGGCCGCGTCCGATGGGCTGCTCTGTATGGCAGTGTCGTCAAATGTACCCTTGCAGTCGTCTAAGAGGAAATCTGCTGTGATCGCAGACGAGCTGTGAACCTGCACACCCGACCCCACGGAGAACGCTGTGAGATCGTAGCTCACATCCCACCCATTGACCGCGATGTGGTCCAGTGTGACATACTGTGAGTTATTTCCACCGCCCGGGTCGGTGCACTGGATACCTGTCCCGCCATACCCGTTGACTAGCCCTAGATTCCGCAGGCCACCGGACACCACCGCACGTAGGTGGATACCCACCCCAGTATTACTCACGTGTGATGTGGGGTATCCGATGGTCATGTCGGACAGCCAGAACTCTGTCAGCGGTCCTGAAGCAGGACCTGGGCTACTGTATCCGTCCAGATCGAATTGCTTACCCGTCCACCCCTGCGGCATGTAGAAGCGTGTCACCCACGCCCCGCTACCCCGGATCACTAGTGATCCTGCAGAGTACCCCTGGCCTAGTACGGTAATCGTCGCGAAGTTCGGGGTGCTGGGCGCCCACGTGCCGGGGGGTACGATGATCACCCCCCCTGTAGTCACGAGTGCGTCTACAGCCGCCTGTAGGGTGGCACAGAAGTTGGCGGATGTGAGCGTGCCCCCTCCGGGCACGTAGTCCTCTAGTAGGTGCCCCCCCGTGTCTGCCGGGTCATAGCCGCTGTAGCCCGCTGTGAGCGCATCTACCGCGACCTCTAGCCGGTCTAGCCACTCACGTGTAGGCTCGCGAAAAAACGTCATGATTTCGGGGGTCTCCGGCTCATGCGCTCAGACACTGACGCCATAGGCATACCTAGGATCAGACCTGCGATCAGTAGGAGCGGCTCTTTCACGGCGGGCAGATAGACGCTACCGGCGTACAGCGCCGCCGCAAGTAAGTACGACAGTAGTTTTTCTAGCTGTGGGGTCATATGCTCCAAGGCTTACACAGGCGGATGCGGCCGGGTGTACTCGCGTATCCAGTGGCCACACAGTACTCCCCGACCTGCGGGTGATACAGACACACCAGAGGGGACGCGGCTTCACCCGCTGCCGGGATCCCGGATAGTCTGGAGTTCTGCCCCTGCACCCATGTGGTGCCGTCTACGCTGGTGTACCACCCGCACTTATCTGACACACCCGAGGTCCCGTACACCAGCACCCCGAAGGGGAGAGCGGCGGCGCATGTGGACCCATTGATTACGTCGTGCTCTACCCGCTCAGTCCAGACTATTGTGTCAGGTGATGTCCACACCTGGTAGTAGCCTCCCTCGGAGACAGCCACCCACATACTCAGCGCCGGAGACCACACGCACTCCCATATGTCTGTGGCCCCCGTCACAGAGCGCGCTGTCCAGGATGTGCCGGCCGCCGCCGTAGACGTGCGCACCTGGCTGTCCTCGCACACCAGCCACATACCGTTACCCCGTGTGATATTGCGCACCTCAGATCCTGGCATCAAGAGCACACCCTGGTCAGTCCATGTGACCCCGTCAGAGCTACTCCACACCTTGCCGCTGGCGTCCACTGCGAGGCAGTAGATGCCATCGCACGCTACACCTCGTATGTCGCTTCCTCCGGTCTTCCTCTGAGTCCATGTGAGCGACGTGGTGTCAGACGGCGCCGTCTGGATCTCCCCCGAGGTGCCGTAGGCGATCACAAGGTTCAGGGCGTCGTTGTGGACACACCCGTACATGTGTCCGACGTACCCACCCGCGTAGGCTGCACCTACAGTCCACGAGGTGTTCAGACCGCTCAGTAGACTGTAGGCAGATGTTCCTGACTTCCCGACGCAGACAGTGGCCATCTGTGTCTGAGTGCTCACAGTACGGGCTATGGCGCATATGCCTGTGACGATCTGCCCTGTGCCCGTATCTACGATCGTAGACTCCAAGATGTGGTCCCGGGCACGTGCCATCTGCAGTAGTGCGACCATCTGCCCGTAGTTAGTAGCACTGAGCACACCCCCGTACCCCTCTACAGTGCGCGCGATCTCCTCCTGTACGAGGTTCATAGATGCGGCTGTAAGCACTGTCGCAGTCGGTGGGCCCTCCTGGTAGCCGTGCTTACCCGTGCCGAAGAGGTCGGTGTCTTTAGTTGAGTGTGTGACTCGCTGCATATCTACACCTACACTTGCACGAACAGAACGGTACAGTGCGCCGGGACCGCGTGTCCCACAGCGCACTCGATCAGCGTGTCACCGCTGTATGTGTACGTGACGGTCAGAGTGGACGCCCACGCGTCGCCCCCCAAGGCGTCGCCCATCGCGTCGGAGCCGACGCGAAACATGGAGCCGCCCAGATCCTCCGTGACCGTAGCCGTCGCGTCGTACGCCTGTGCTACAGCTGTGACTGTATCGAGCGTGCACGTGCCCCGGGATCGGAGCTTGGCGACGATCCTAGATTGGCGCTGCTCCACCGTGCCGAGGTCCTCCTCGCAGTCGGGTAGAGATAGCAGTGTCTCCCACGACGATAGCTGTTGCTCTGACTGGTCCGGAAAATAGTCGTAGAGCCACTCGTCCCCAGTATCGTGCACACGAGCTGGCTCCTCCGCTAGCGCCATGATCAGCGCATCCCAGACCGATCCCTCTCGCGACTCCTGTGGCCAGATCGGACCGCGAGGGAGCAGTCGGTAGATGCGCGCTGTGTACTCGTCTACTAGATCGGCCATGTGATCGTCCCGAGGATCGGCATCTGATCGTACGTGTGCGTGACGTCCGCCGCGGGCACTGACATCACGTGATTGACCTCTCCTGCCGCAGTCGAGATAGCCTCTCGCAGCTGTGAGATCAGCAGCGTCCCGCCAGGCTCAGCATCGCGCTCTAGCCAGTCTGTCACGGACTCTGTGATCGCCGCTCGGACCTCCGAGGTATCAGGACTGAGTGCTGTCAGCGTGATATTGAGCGGCGCGCTCACGATCGGGATCACGTCCACTGCGACGGTGATCGGGCGCACCGTGTCTAGGTACGTCTGCACTGCCGTGCGCTCACCCGCGCTCGGGATGATCGCCGCACCGCTGCCGTCGCCGTCGCGAACGAACGCGACGCTGACACTATTCGGGCCGGCCAGCAGCGCGTACTCCCACGCGCGGGTGACCCCGCCGACCTCCAAGCACCATCGCACGTAGTCCCCCTCACCGCCCCCGTGAGGAGGCGTCGACAGGTACGATATCAGTCGCGTCTTCGCGGCGGCTAACGTCTCGAGGTCCACGCCGTCGACAGTGACCTCGTTGACCGTGGCTGCGGAGTCGATCCCGGTCACGGGCGCAGCCATCGTGACTGTGTCCCCAGCCGTCAGAGTATCCAATCCGACAGCGTCCGCGAGTACAGTCGCAGTCGCAGTGCCTCCGGAGATCGTGACGGTGGCGAGTACGGTGTACAGTGTGCCGTCGGATCGCTGTACCTGGTAGCCCGCCTCCACATCGACACCGTTAGTGCCAGTGAAATCTACGGTCGCCTGTAGCGCGGTGCCAGATTTTCGAGTCAAGCCGAAAATCTGAAACCAATGCCAAAAGTTCGTCTCGTCAGCCGTGTCGGGAAATGCCTGCTTGAGCAGGTACGTCTGATACCCGTAGAGACCCCGGGCTACATCCGCGATGGCGCGCGCTAGCACGTACTCGACGCTGGCGGGGGGCGTAGTGCCGTCGGAGTACTGGCCTAGGTCAGTCTGGACGCGACTGAGCAGCTCCCGAAATGTAGGTATCGAGTAGGCCATGGCGCAGCCTATACTACCCTAGCGTAGCCGTCCACGCAACCCGCCACAGATCGACAGGCGTGCCAGGCTGTCGGCACGTGACACAGGCGTCGAGCCGTGATAGCGGGCCGGCCCACTCGAGATCGACAGTCAGGTAGTCCTGAGAGGGGATTACGGCGAGATCGATCATCCACTGTAGCGCCTCGCGTGCGTACGACTCCGCTCTAGCTCGCGTAGCCTCTGTGTACGGCGACCCGATCAGCGTCCACAGACGCGATCCGAGCATGTACCCGGGGTCATCAGGGTACGTGTCACCCCACCAGCCCCCGAGCCCTCTACCCGGCACCTCAGCAGCGTCAGCGGCACGACGATCCGTCATCAGCGAGATTAATACGGGCGTACTCCATGCGTCGGACGTCGATAGATGGTCGCCAGCGTCCGAGTCTAGCGACAGATCGTAGAGGTCGATGGATTCGGATCGGATCTCGATTTGTGGCATGGTCAGTCAGTCTTCGCGACAGAACTCGCGACCGTCGCGAGTGCGTGGGGCACGGCGGCCGTCGAGGCGATGAACGTCGCGCTAGTCGGCACGGCCACGTCCAGTGATACGAGCGCCGCCTGCGTGGCGCTCTTGAGCGCAGCGATATCGCTGCGCAGGGAGTCTAGCCTCGCGTCAGTCAGACTAGATCTCGCCACCCAGTCGCTGGCGCTGTGCGAGCCGAGGTGCACTCGTCCACCCGAATCTAGATACACGCGCCACGCGCCTAGGTAGTGCAGACCGCCCTCGCCAGCTACCGCCGTACCCTCGCCGCCCCCCACAGTCGGGAGCGGCCCGCTGGCAGACACGAGCACGCTCGCACTGGGGTCACCGCTCGGTGCTAAGAGCACGCCCACGGCGTCGGCTGGAAGGTTAAAATGCAACCCCTGCGGCTGAAAATACTCGACGCCGCGAGACTCGCGAAATGCGCGCCACGCCACAGTGTACCTACGCGCCAGCCCGTAGACGGTAGACGTGACCGCGACTCTCGCACGTGAGATGTAGTCCACTAGCGACGCCCCCTGCGCTGGACGATCCTAGGTCTGCGCTGCTCTGTCGGCTCGATAGAATACGACTCGGGCCAGACCAGCTGCAGCTGTGTAGTCAGACTCTCCGCGCGCGCTGAGATCCGTGCGGACGCCAGTAGGTAGATGCCATCGACGCCCATCACGTCATCTCGCACGTAGATGCTCCACCCTGGGTACCACGTGGCGTCATTCGGCGCCAGCGTACCCGCCACCTCGTAGACCAGCCGCTCGCTGGCAGCGACGCGCTGATTAGCTGTCCACTGCGCTACGTCTCGGAGATGCGAAGACTTGGCGCCTGTGCTGGCTCGCGTGACGAGGGGACGGTAGCGCGCTACAGATTTGTCGGCGTATGATGCGTGCTCTTCTATCGTGCGCCGCGCGCCATCGCCGACGTCAGCAGCGTGGGTCTGAGATAGCACCGTGTACTCTGAGTACAGCTCGCTAGTACTCGCAGCGTACTCTCGGGAGAGCACCTGCGACAGATCCATCGTGACCGCGCGCGCGCCGTAGTTTTTGCGCACGCGTGTGATTCGCAGACCACCGAGCGGAGTGCTGGTCGGGAGCCACCCACGCAGCCTGCACAGCTTGTCCACCACGCCGAAGACAGTGTCCCCGGGCCAGATATCCATACGTGGCAGCCGCGTCGTGTCTACGATCTCGGGATCGATCTCGACAGAGATCTCGAACGGTGCAGTCACGTCCCGGATGATCTGCGAGGCGGTCTGACTCGCCCAATGACCTGTGGCGTGCACGACGCTACAGTCTACGAGATCGCCAGTCAGCGATCGCCCCTGCGTAGACCCCGCCACTGAGCCGTCACTCACTACGTATCGCGTCTGGTCTACGTACCCCGTGAGCACTCGCTCTGTGCCCTCCGAGATCTCCAGCGCCGATCCGAGCACTGACACTCGCTCCGCACCGGACTCAGCCCACTGGTCTGAGTAGTCTAGATCGAACGAGTGCACCATCGTGTCGAGAGAGCGCGTCACGGTGAGTGACGTCCAGCTGTCGAATCGCTCTGAGTCTACTACCACGATCATGACGACAGCACCGTGAGTGTCACGCCACCGGGCACCGCACTGGGGTGCGCGATGGCGTTGCGATCGACGATCTCATCCGCGCGCTCTGCATCGCCGTAGAGCTCGTACGCGATCACGCTGGCTGGCAGCTCTGTCAGCGGTGTGTACTCAGTCAGCGTCGTGCCCACGCGGGTGAATCGTGACCACGTAGCAGATCTCAGCGCCTCTAGAGAGTCGACCATATCCGGCACTAGCTCGTCGAGCAGTAGATCGTCTAGCGCGGACATCAGCGCATCTCGGATAGCCGTATTATCCGCCGTGCTAGGCCAGTCCACACCGCTGGCTACGCTCGCGATGTCTGCGATCGCAGTCGCGTAGACCGACTGCCGTAGCGCCGCGAAGTTCGCGCGCTGCGCGGTCCTCATCGCAGTGTCCCGTGTGCTGATCGGGTCGTCTCCGCTAGTCAGATCTGACGTCAGTGCCGCGTGGACTACAGACTCTCTACGGGACGTGAGAGGGATCGCTGTCGCGGTAGCCTCGCCCGAGGCGAGTGTCACATCCTCGCCGACCTCGCCGGCCACCCTGTCCAGCGCAGCGTAGACCACGGCGCTCGCGTGCTGCAGCGCTGCCACTAGCAGCGCCGGAGTGGAGTACATCGTGACGATCTGCAGACTGATCCGGTCGAGCTCCTGTGCGATGGTGCCGGGCACGCTGAGCAGAGCGCTGATCGTGTTGGCCACCTTGGCTAAATTCGTCATCACGTTCGTCACGCTCGCCAGATTCGCGGCGCGCACGAACTCACTGACTCCTGTCAGATCCCAAGAGGCCCCGAACTGCTTGGTCGCATCGACACGCACGCGATCTGCCGCGCGCAATGCCGCACTCTTTTTTGCGGCAGTGGCTCCGTCCGCTTGCGTTGGCGCTGGCTGCACAGATTCGATCGCGTCGAACGAAATCTCTACCTTCCGCAGCCGCGCCACGGTCGTGTGGACAGAGATGTCCGCAGATGGAATCACCATCACGCGTCCGAGGTATGGATGCACGAGCAGCCCCGGCCCCGGCTGCTCTAGCGCTGTGATCAGCGACTTGGCCTGCGCCTCTACATCGTCGCCGAGAAAAAATACGGACAGGTGGAATCGGCGAGCGCGTCTGCCCTGATCGATAGACACCACGCCCCCCCGCGTATACGGGATCTCGTAGACAGCGCGTCGCTGACCCGCCTGCGTGGATGTCTCCGAGGTGAAAAAATCTATGCCGCGAAATGATCCTCGGATCGTCATTCGAATTTTCCGATCCCGCCGGGATTGGCTCCGAGCTTCAGCGCCACTTTGCCTCGCGATTCCGTGCGCAGCCGCGGCTTACCGTCGTCATCCACGCGCACGAAAATAGTAGCGCGCTGCTCCTCTGAATACCCGGCCCCGGCGCTCATTCCGGGCAGATCTGACGTCATGGGATCGACAGCCCCCGGCGCCCCCGCAGTCAGCCCGCGGTGCGTCGCCACGGGCGCAGATTCGCGACCCGCGAACAGATCGGAATATCGCGCACCCAGTCGGTGCATCGCATTATTCCCCTGCGCATCCTCGGTCACCCCGAGTAGCGCAGTCACACCGGCGTAGCCAGCGACAGCCGCCATCATTGAGGCCGCGAACGTGGCGCCGAACGTGGTGCCCGCCGCAGTCGCCGCGGTGAGCATCGTGGCACTCCCGCCGATCGCGGTGAATCCCGTGGCCAGCGCAGTGCCAGCGCTCGCGAGCATCGACACGGACCACGCCGCGCCGACCGTCCCGCCGATCACTGAGATCGCCGTGAGGTTGTCGCCGATCAGGCCGATCGCGCCCGTTGCGATCCTCGTGGCGTCGGGCAGCGTGCGAGTCAGCGTCGGAGCGAGCCTGTCTGCGAGCGAGATTTTCGCATCGTCTACGGCCGCGCGGAAGCGCATTAGCGCTCCCTCGGTGGTGCTCTCGAGAGCCTCAGAGACGGTCGCTAGCTGACCGTCTGCACCAGACACCTCGCGCGTCATCTGTCGCCACGCTTCGGTGTTTTGCGAGAGCGTGTTCGCCGCGCTCGCGCCCTCCTGCTTGAAAATTGTGAACATGACCTTGGCCCGCTGCGCTGCTGTCATCTTGCGCGCGTCCATTTTGTCATTGAGCATTTTGAAAAATGCCGGGAGATCTTGCAGCGCGTTTTGCGCTTGTTTTTCCGTGATTCCAACGCTAGCCAGACCCCCTAGTGTCTGCCTCGTAGGCTTCACGAGATTGCTCACAACGGCCTTGAGCCCCGTGCCAGCTTTCGAGCCCTCGATACCGCCAGCTTTGCCGAGCAGCGCGAGAGTGCCGAGCGTCTCCTCCAGCGAGATCCCCGCGCCGTGTGACACCGCGCCGATCTCTGTGAGTGACTCGCTGAGGTCTCGTACGCTGACTGTACTCGAGTCAGCAGCCTTGACCATCTTGTCGCCGATCGACTCGAACGCAGTAGCGGTCAAGCCGAACTGCGATGCTGTCTGCACTAGCGTCGACGCTGCCGCGCCTGTTCCGCCGAGGCTCTTGTCTGCCCTCGCGAGTCTCAGCGTAGTCGGGATCGCAGAGCTAAGATCGCTGACGCCGGTGATGCCCGCCGCAGCTAGCTCCACTCCAGCCTGACCAGCGGCCACGGCGCCGAAGCCCGACGATTTGCCTACGCTGCGCACTACGCGCTCGACATCCGACGACTGCGCCCGATTGAGCCCGCCCTTGACGGCCAGCTCTGCCATCGTGGTCTCGAGCTGTAGCATCGGTCTGAACAGCCCGCCTGCCATCGCCGCTGCCCCGCGCACTGCCATCGCAGCGCCCATGCCGGCGACTGACACGTCACGAGCTACGCCTAGTAGCTGCCGTGACCGAGTCGCGAATCCGTGACCTGTGAGGAAGCTATCGCTGGTGTCCCGGCCTGCTAGCGTCGCACCCTCCCGTCGCGCGCGGCGGACGGCGTCACGGCGTCGGTACTGGTCCGCGTGCCACGCGGCGGACAGCTGATTCTGCGCTCGCAGCTCAGCCGCCGCCGCACGCTCGGCGGCGAGCGCGCGTCGCACCGCCGCGCGCTCGGCTGCGCCGGCCGCGGCCGAAGCCGCTGCGCCCATCCGTGCGCTAGCTGCGGCTGCCGCGGCGCCAGCGCGGGTGGTCACCGCAGCTGCATTCGTGTTGGCGGCAGCTGCGGAGCTAGCGTTACGGGCTACACGAGAGAGTAGCTCGGCCGTAGACTTCGCGGCATCGATGCCGGTGGTCCGGATCGCGATCTCTACGCCGAGTCTGGTGTCAGCCATGCGCGTGTTTCAGCTTGATTTCAGCGAGCTCCGCGTAATCTCGGAGCTCGCTGAAGGATAGCTCGTCAAAGGCCTGGGGGGGCCAAGAAAAAGCAAGCATGCAGACGCTCACGTCCGTGAGCGCCTGACTCAAACTTTTGGGCTTCGCATCTCCGCGATCGCTGCGTCGATCGCGTCAATGTCCATGACGTCCATCTGCTCGACATCTCGGACGTCTAGTCCGAGAACCGAAGCGTAGAGGTGCAGCGAGATTTCGAATTCGTCTTTGCTCGTGGATGCGCGCCGCGCGCGCAACAGGTCGCCAGCGCTGAGGTACTCACGGCGGAACGTGACCTGTGAGATCTCAGACTGAGTGACAGTCTCGCGGATCGGGCGTGTGAGCTTCACTGATCTCACAGGGTCCTCACGCTGGGCTGACCTGCGAACTCTACTGAAACTTCTCCGTTGCCCCCGGTGATTTCCGGGGGCTTTGTCGAAAATGCGTTCGCGACTAAGTATGTGATACCATTGTCGCACTCGAACAAAAGTGACACGTTCGTCGCGCTGTTCACTGCGTCCAGATCGCTCGTGCTTGTTAGCACGAGCGTGCATGAGATCGTAGCTGCGATTGGGCGCTCACTGTAGCCGATCACGGCGCCATCCGCGTACTCCGCAGATCGCTCGAATCCGCCCAACGCAAGCTTGGCGCCAGCCTTCGACCGAAGGCTGAGATTGTCCATGCGGACCACAACTGTACCTGTGACTTGCTCAGCCATGGCGAACCTACTTTCTGAACGAGATCTTGATCGCCGTGACTAGCAGCGAGTTGATCAAATCGGGGGGCAGCACCACGTCGAGTCGATTCGGATCGCTGCCGTTGCGCTCCACAATCAATTCAGATTTGAACTGATCGATCCCCTCCACCCAGCCCAATGCAGTCCAATCTAGAAATAGTGCGATCAGCTCGCTGCGCACGGTGTTAGGCGTGGCGATCGGCTGACCTGGTGGGATGACGGTACCGTTGCTCGCGAGCGAAAATCCCGCAAATTTCAAGCCTATTCGCGTGCGTGCGCTGTATCGAATCGCGCTGAGCAATCTGACTGTCTGGAGCTCTTGCAGCGCCGTGTCAGGGATCGCGAGAGCGTTGGTCTGGTACGTGGTGACGCATCTGCAGATGCGCAGGCTGCCGTCAGCGCCGGTCTCTAGGGTGGCGACACCATCTGTGAGCAGGATGTCCCGCTCCGCGCGTGTGAATCGCGAGCCCTTCTTGGGTCCGCGCATGCCTGGGAGCTTGCGACCGGCATTATTCAGCGCCGGGCTGACCTGCACCATCGCAGCATCCACGGCCGCGACGCACGCCGCTACCTCGTAGTTCGCGGGCAGGAGCGCTGAGACCTCAGTGCCGACTAGCGTGAGCGCTGCACTGTTGTACGAGTTTCCCAGCGACGTCAGCGATGCACGAGTATCGGACTCGCACGCGAAGATCACGCCCTCGATCGCGCGCATCGGACCCGTGCGAGACTCCACCTCAGTGACCAGCGCGCCAAGCACTGTCGCGCTCGCGAGACAGCTCACGATCGTGTGGTACTGCGTGTCTGCCATCGCGGCGATCGCGGCAGTGTACGACGGATCGGTAGCGCCAGGCGCGAGCTCTGCGACTGTGACTACAACGCCCGCAGGGGGACGCTCTCCGGGGAGCTGCGAGTGCCCCACCTCGACTGCGTTGCTGATCGTACCCTTGTGCCGGGCCGTAAAATCTAGGCCGGTGCCTGCGTTCGCTGTCGCGACCACTGGTAGATCCCGGACTAGCGCCACAGCTGCTAGTGCGTTCGTCTCGATGGCAGCGGCACTGTCTCCGCTCGTGACGCTGACTGGGATCCGCACGCCGCCCACGTAGAGCACTAGCTCGCGTGTCTCAGTCGCAGGGCCCGTCCACGTGACTGACTGCACACGCTGGATACCAGCGCCGTTGTCTGCTACGCCGATCACCGTGACGGGCGTGAGGCTATTCGCGGCCTTGAGCGCAGCGACAGCTAGTGCGATCGACGACCCTTCGCCCGCTAGCACCCTAGCCTCTTGGGCCGAGTCGCAAGAGTACGGGGTGTCCGCGGTCATAGACCCGGTAGACAGCTTTTGGCCGATCACGAGGATCTCGTGATGCTGAAGCTGCACTCCCTGCACGGCGTTGCTTGTGTCGTACTCAGCATAGACGCCTGGCGTCATGATCAGAGCAGGAATCTGCGAGAATCCGATAGCCATCTAGTGCCCTCCTACTCGCTCGGATCGATGTCGTCCGAGGCCTCGATCACGTCGCCTAGTGCCGCGTCGTTGTCTCGCGGGTAGAGATCGTAGTCTATGTGCATCTGTGTCCACAGATCCGATGAGACCGTCTCGACCAGATCCACGAACTGATCGAACTCAACGCCCCACATCGCAACGTTCGAGCTCTTGTCGAGCTCGAGAGTGTAGAGATTTCGACCCGCAGCATTGTGTGCGCGCGAAGCTACACCGCTGACTGTAGCCGCGCCAGCTGCTGTTCGTAGCATGACTGTAGTCGCAGCTTCTAGCAGAGCTACACACGATTCGTCGCGAGGCACCGCGGGTGTGTCTCGCGTGAATCCGACTAGAGTCCAGTGAGCCTTAGACTGCACGACGCCACCGACAATATCCGCGGAGAATCGTGACAGAGTGAGCACTAGCGCTGGCGCGAGCCGCGCGAAGCGCTGAAGTTCGGCGAGAGAAAACTCCCCGCCGTGAGTGTAGATGTTGACGCCGCTCAACGTGGGGGCGGCATCTAGCGCCGTGACGAACGCGTCGCGCGCGTCGATCAGCGAGCTCATGCTGCCCTCGGCGTGGCTGCGATACGCGAGATCGCCGTGGCTAGCTCATCGATCACGTGAGTCTCCACCTCGGATATCGACGCGGATCCGAATCCAAGGAATGGGCGCGCGGTCTGATTCGGCGCAGCGTACGGGACCGTAGTGTAGACGCTAGCGCCATCCGCTCGGACCTCGCGAGCGAACGTGCTCACGAGTAGCTGCGTGTCGATCAGCAGAGAGTGCCCGGGGCCTCGCGTCGCAGCGTATGACGGGGACCAGGGTCGCCATGCGCGACCGTCCGGATCCGATTTCTCGGACCGGATTCGTCGCACGGTCTGCTGCTGCACTAGCGCTGCGACAGAATCCAGCAGCGTCCGTGACCTCGCGAATGCGTCGAGTCGCTTCACCATCCGTAATGCGGACGTTAGCGACGAAGCATCGATTCGTACTGAGATCACAGTACGCCCCGCACGTTCTCGGGGGTGAAATAGCGTGCGTACTCGGTGGTCGTGATCGACCGACCCTCGACGACGCGCGCTTGCTGCGACTGATTGACCTCCGTGGTGTCCACGTCGATCTTGAGTTTGATTTTTCCGACTGCGATCGCTCGCAGGTACTCGAGCGCGTCATCATAGCGCTTGCGCATCTCGTCCGTGCGGACGTCAGCGTTCAGCGACGCGCGATACAGCGCGATGTCCACGCACAGCGTGGCGAAGATTGCCGGCGGCGTCGCCAACGGCAGCTCGTAGCGACCTAGCAGGTAGCCGTCGATTTCGTCCGTCGCTACCTGTAGATGCCGGTTGAACGCGGCGTAGTCCGCCGCGCCCTCGTGCGTGCACGCGAGCGCTACGGTAGTCGTACCGTATTGCAGCTCGGCCAGCTCTCTCGTGGCGTAGCTCATGACTCTGTGCTCACGCTCCGAGTCTCGATGTACTTGTCCTCCGCGAGCTCCACTAGCTGCTCTGCTGTCGGCTGAGGATCTAGCGTGATCCACTTGCGCGAGTGGCAGTAGCCCCCGCGCAATCGGGTCTGACAGGGGCCGATGCATCGCGACTGCACCACCATCGCCACGGCCTGCACTGGCGATGCCTGCACACGCGTGATGAGTCGCAGGCACTCTTCGAGACGCCCCGTGCGGGTGTCCGATTTGAGCGCCGTCTTGTGGACGTCCGCAGCCCACGTGCCTAGCTGGGCTGTGGACATCGAACGTAGTGTCTCTGTGATCGAGTCAGATGCCATTGAGATTACAGATGTGCGCTGACCAAGACGGGGAGATATTTGTACATCAGATTGTCTGCACCGCTTGCGAGGCGCTGGACATCGAGCAGAGATTTAGCCGTAAATTCAAGCGACTGCGGCACTACTAGCAGATTGCCGCGACAGTTGAGCTTGCGCCCCCGGTCGTCCGTGAAGCTGCCCATGCGAGTCAGCGCGGCTTGCAGATTCGTTGCATCGAGCGTCTGCGCTGAGTGCACAGCGGTCTGCCACATGCCGTAGCCGCCTTCGCAGCGGCGATGTGCGCCCCAAACAAATTCGTGATTCGCGAACACGTGAGGGTTCGCGAAATCCGTCATCGCGGCGAAGGTGGGGTCGATACGCGGTTGAAAAATGAGGGGTCTTATTGGCTTGCTCGTGTCGAGCAAATACCATGCGGTGCCCGCGCCACCCATCATATTCGACATCGTCGACGCGCCGACCGGGTGATCGGTGTCGAAATAATTTTGCCCGTCATAGCAGAGATTGGTCGTGCCTCCGGGCAGCACTTCGCCCATCATCAGCTCGTCCGGAAAACGCGCTACGCTGTCAGCGTAGAGGCCAGCGATCGACCCGTACATGGGGATCAGCCCCCCGGAATCGTCCTGCATTTCGGTGACTTTAATTTTGAAACTGAGCTCAAATAGTCGGTTGGCGAGCGTGTATCCCGCGCTCTCTGTCTCGTCCATGAGACGCTGGCCAATCCACTCGCGCATTTTCGGAAATGACTTGAGAAACTTATAGACGTTCCTCTCGGATCCTGATCGGATCTCAGTAGAGATCTGAGGGTATTCGAGCGTTCGCGGCGCCTTCAGCGCGTTCTGAAAACTCGCGTCTAGCGTCGCATGGAAATCTGACAGTGAGTCATAGTTGATGTCCATTAGTACGTGTACTCCACCACGAAATTGAATGTCCCGGTCGCGGTGCTAGCGCCCTCGACTACAGCTGTAATCACATCGCCCGCAGCAAAGACCAGATTAGTAGTCAGCGGCGTGCACGTGTCTACGTCACCCGCCGCGCTCGCGGCCTGCGTGATCGTCACGAGCCCCGTGGTGGTACTTCCGACGTCGCTACCATTGAGCTGTAGCTGCACAGCCGCGTCGGCCGTGGCTAGAGCTCCATTCAGCACGGTTTTGAATCCGCTGATCGTGCCTGCTGATCCGCAGACGATCCGGAACACCTCGGCGTCAGACGCCTTGCTCGACACTTTCTCGCCCGAGAAGTGACCGCGGTTCGCGGCGAGATTCGCGCGCGCTGTGGCTGCAGATCCGACGTCCGAGAGATTATTCGCGGCGAGCAACCCGACCTGCAGAGGCCAGGTGCCTAGTGACACGATCGCCTGCGTACCCTCGATCGCCTCTAGCACACCGGCCACCGATCTCCCGGTGCTGGTAGCACCGACCTCAGCTACACCGGTGATATACACGACATCGCCGATATTCGCGATGGTGGGCTCGTCACCCGCCTTCATGTCAAGTGCGAAACTGCCTACGCCCACCTCTACGGTGAGAGCGCCGTCCGCACCGCTGGTGTTGTCAGCGGACGTGAGGGCGATGCCCCCGCACACCAGCCCGGTGGCTACACTCGCCTCCTTGGCGTAGCCGTCGGAGTCCAAGACCACAATGTGGCCTCGTTCGATCACTGACGTACCGTTCACGCCATGTCGGCGACAATCGCCGACTGCGCGCCGCGTCTTACGTGTAGCCATTTAGCCTACCTCCCCGTACCGAGAGGCGAGAAACTGCTCCGCAGTGATCCCCGCCTGTTTAGCCATTTTTGCCTGCGCTGCTGTGAGCACGCGCTTACCTGCGGGCACGGGTGTGCCTCCAACTACCACAGTCGGCTGGGTGAGCCTCGGAGCCTTCTCCCAATATGCCACAGCTGCTGATAGCTGCGACGGTGTGCTGCCGCACGCTGCGACTGCCTGCTCGCGACAGGCCGGCGGCACCTTGCCGGCGCTCACCGCAGCCTGGACTGCGGCCTGGACCGTCGCTGCGTGTAGTGCTGCGATCTGGTCCTGGGTGGGAGTCTCTACTACCTGCGATACGCTGGCAGCTCCGAGGATCCCCGCTAGCGCGGCTAGCGCCTCGTCCTCTGTGGCCGTCTCGGCCACCCCGAGCTTCTCTAGGAGTAACTTCATCACACTGCCCTCACACGTAATCTGCTCTGTAGCATGCGACTCCAATGTACGCAAGTGCTCCGGAACAGGTATTATTTTCCCAGCCAGGGTGACCTCTGCTCGCACAGTGTCAGACGGTTCAAACACCTCGTCTACGAGGTGCGCAGCTAGCGCCTCATCGGCGCCGAACCATGTGGTGGCGCGCAGCCACTCGCCCGCCACCTCGTCTGAGACGCCAGCGCGGGCGGCGTACACCCGCGTCATCGCAGCATCGACACTGCGCAGCATCTGCAGACTGGACTCTAGATCGTCCACATCGCCATACACCGCAGAACTCGCGCGGTGTAGCATCATGACGGCATTCTCGGCCATCCGCAGGGGCCGGCCGGCCATCGCGATCAGCGACGCCGCCGACGCGGCCACGCCCAAAATCTCAATGGTTACGGGAGGTTCGACGGAGGCCAAGAGCCCGTAGATCGCCGCGCCCTCGAAGGCGTCACCCCCGCCGCTGTTGATCCGGACGTGTGTGACACCTGCCTCCACCGACGCACGAACGTCAGCAAGGCTACTACCTGGCTCGCCAACCGCACCAAAAATGTCAAGGGTTCCCACCTTTGCTTACCTCCACAGACTTTGGCGCGGGGGTCAGAACTTCCTCCCCCGCCGCGGGCTCGCGTAGGCTGAACTTCTCCCGCACCTCACGGGCACTCACCCGTAGTCCCGCGGCAATCAGTGGCGCGAGAGCGGCGCTAAACGCCTGCAGATCCTCAGGCGGCTCTACCTCGTACCGGATAGTGGGCGCTGGTGCGTCTTCTCCGAAGTTGTACGCCACGTACTGCCGTACGATCTGCCTCTGCGTGGAGGCTAGCGCCCGGGCATCCGCCGCCTGTAGATCTAGGCGCACCTCGTTGTGCACCTGGGCTTGCGCCCGACTCGACCCGTCATCCGCGGTCATCGTCTGACCGACTACGAGCTTGCTCACTAGAGCGTCCCAGTAGCGGATCTGCTCAAGAAACACGTTGTCTCCGCTAATGGGCCTACGTCCATCTAGCACCTCCACAGACATGCCCGTAGGCATGACCGCGGCGGCATTGTGACCGAGATTGACCACCGCACTGCGCAGTGTGCTGATCTCGTCCTCTGTAGACGTGTTCGCATCGTACCTACCTATACGGATAGGCATGCCGAACGTCTCCGAGAATACTACCCACTGCGACACGGTCGCAGACTGGAACAGGTAGGCTACGGCGGCCGGGCGGGCTAGCCCGCCGCGGCACGGCACCCCTGTTCGCAGGCGGGGCTGATGGACCACCAGCCCCGGGGGTAGCTGTAGCAGCTCCCCGTCATCACGACGTAGGCGCAGCTCCGACAGTGTCGCCTTGTCGAAGCCGAAAAATCGAGGGTCGAGCCACTCGTACTTACTGGGCACCCATCTGTCGGTGTGCGTGGACCAGTGGGGCTGTACGACAGAGTACCCCTTGCCTAGCGCGTCTAGCAAGTCTAGACCGAAGGTCTCCCACAGCGGAGAGTCGAGCAGGCGCTCCTGGACATCCGCCGCGATCGTCTCTGCGAGCGGGCTCGCATCCGCTGGCGCTGCCACGCACTGCGTCCCCACTACCGCCAGCTTCCGCGTGGATAACTGAGCGGAATAATGGAGATATTTCTCCTCCATCTCCGCAGCCAGCGTCAGATACGCCTGATTGTCGCCGCGGGCGGCGGCGGACAGCAGTGCGAATACAGTCTCCGGTGTGACCGGCCCTACACCGCTTGCCCACCGCTGTGCGGGGTCGGTGACCCTGGTGAGGCTTTGTATGGACGCCATTCGTCTGGCGTACTATGGCGCAGATCTGCGCAGGCGTCAACACCGGTCAGGAAACGTAGTATCTCGGCCAGGGTGTAGGGGAGTGGACCGGGGAGGGGCGGAGGTAGGATCATCAGCGAAATGTCCACCTAGTCTTAGCTGTAGGTTGCGTAGGGCGCAAGCCGGAGGGCCTCGGGACCTCGGTACTGGGTAGTACCTCTGTGCTGTGCGCGATCACCAGATGTGGGTTCTCCAGCCCGTGTACGACTCCGAGCGCGAGCGCGCTCACGATGTCGTCGTGTATGCCCTTGCGGGGGAACCCCTCAAGTTCGCGAAAAAACTCACCCTCCCAGTGTGCGCCCTGTAACACTGCTATCTTACCTGCCCACGCCTGCCCGCTCACGATCTGAGCGACGTCTAGCGGATTCATCGACCGACAGGTAGCTAGCTGTGCGATCCCCCTGAGTGCGCGAGAGTACAGCTCTATCTGGTGTACCCCCGCCTGTGCGGGGTCCTGCCACATGACCTGTCGGCAGTGCGGGCCATCAGCGATCGCCGTGGTCCGGACCAGGTACTCGATGGCCCCCGGCGTGTCGCGAGCGCTGACTACATCGAGGATGACGTATGCGCCACTGCGCACCTGTGCGAGCTTGACGCCTCGCGACCAGTCAGCGTCGCGCGCGGTGCCCTCTGTGACTGCTGTGACACGGGGTGCGCCTGGGACTAGGTCCGTGGCCACCGGGGTAGCAGCCAGATCCCACGCGCGGAACACACGTAGGACGTCAGCTGGCGCTGGTGGTCTCTGTACGAGCGGAAACCACGCGCGTTGAAAATAGCTGCCGGATGTCTTCCGCGCGAACCAATTTCCGTACAGGTACCTGGCTCGCTCTACAGGGGGGAGAGCGTTGAGCACCTGCGCATACTTCGGATCCTTACGCATGAGTATGGCGTTGTCCGACAGCATCGACGGAATGAAGGTGAACGATACCGCATGTACGCCGTCAGCGAGCGCGGCAGACTCCGACTGCCACCAGCGCAGCTGCCCGTCCGTACGGCCGAACCACAGCACTCGCCCCGCCATGAGCGGATCGGGGTAGCCCTCTGGGGTAAGGTAGGGGCGCACGAGCTCTAGTACCCAGCTGTCGGCGTTCGGGTTCGTGGTCGCGATAATCCGCGTCGCCACCCCGCTCGTGGTACGCAAGCATGCGAAAAGATTCCAGAATTGCGCCTCGGTGAACGAGTCGAGCTCATCAAATCCGATGAAGGCGAGTTGCCTCCCCTTCCACCTGTCGGCGTCAGTCTCGTGCTGCATGTGCGACAGCACGATGGCAGCGCCCGACTCGAACGTACAGGTGAGTGCACTGTCTACCATCTCGGCGCCGAGCCTAGGGTAGAATGAGCGCATCTCCTCCCACAGCGACCCCGGCCCTCGAAGCTCGGGATACGTGCGGCGGAATATCACCCCAGCGTACCCCGGGGTGTCGTGGTGCCGCGCTGCCTCGTGGCACAGCAGCCGCGACTTCCCGCCCCCTCTGCCGCCGCCAAAAAGCACAATGGTTGCGCGGCTTTTTGCGGCTGTGGTTTGGGGTCCCGGCTGTAGGCGGATTGCCGCCACTATACGGGGATCTCGCCGATGTACAGATCGACCTCGATCATCCGCTCGCGGCGGAGGTCCCGCGTGGTATCCGCCGCGCTCGATAGCTTGCGCGGCCTAACGGGGAGGTCGCACTCCGCACTACACACCGATGAAGTGAACAGCGGCACCATCTTAGCCCCGCAAATCCTGCAGTGGGTCATATCCACCTACCTCTCATCCTAACTGTGATGTACTCATCACAGTCTGACATCTGTATCGACCGGATGGTCAGCCCTACCAGCTTCTGCTGGCCGACACACACCTCTGCGGCGCAGAGGAGGTCATGTATGTCGACCTCACTCTCGCGGAATGTAGCGATGATGTCGTCACCTA